AGTTGTTAATTACACTAAAGAATCTTACAACCGAGCATTTAACTAGGACAGCAGATAAAGTGTCACACAGACCCCTTCGGGGGTCTTTTTTATGTTATAATGTACTTAATTGATAAAAATTATGATTGATTTGAGACCACATCAACAAACAATTATTGACACTTTACTGGAGAATCGTAAAGGTCAAATTATTGTACCTACTGGTGGTGGTAAAACAATGTGCATGATTAAGGATGCACAAAAAAGATTTAACGACTGTAATTGGGATTTAGTTAATAAAGATTGTGATAGAAAAACTGTTGTAGTTGTAGCACCTCGTATTCTATTAGCACAGCAATTATGCGAGGATTTTGTTAAGTATGTGGCAAGAAATCCATTCTTACGTCATCACATACTACATGTACATTCTGGTGATACTCATCACGAATCAACTACAGATAGTGATGTTATTAAACAATGGACTAAAGACAATTACAGATTTAATAAGTTAATCTTCACTACATATCACTCTCTTAATAGACTACAAGAAGCAGAGATTGATGTTGATACAATATACTTTGATGAAGCACATAATAGTGTTCAGAAGAACTTTATTGAAGCAGTTGAGTATCAATCAATGTATGCTAATCGTTGCTATTTCTTTACTGCTACACCCAAACATTCAAGAACTCCTTTTAAAATAGGAATGAATGATGAGGACATATTTGGTAAAGTATTAATCAATGTACCAGCACCAGATTTAGTTAATCAGGGGTATATTCTACCACCCAAAGTAACAATTAAGAAGATAGATGAGACTGATGATAGTAGATTTAGACACGAGAAAGACTGTGACAATGTAATAGATAGCATTGATGATTGTGATAAGGATAAGATACTTGTATGTGCAAGATCTACCAAACAAATTGTTAGTTTAACATCACTAACTGACTTCTGCATACAGTTAAGAACTCGTGGATATTCATGGATGTATATTACATCTAAGACTGGTGCAATCATAGATGGTAAGAAAGTATCTCGTGAAGATTTCTTCAATAAGTTAAATGAATGGGGTGCAGATGATGATAAGAAGTTTGTAGTATTGCATCATAGTATATTATCTGAAGGTATCAATGTATCAGGATTAGATACAGCAATATTCTTAAGATCAATGGACTATATAACAATTAGTCAGACAATCGGTAGAGTAATTCGTAAAGGTAATGCCACCAAGACTTATGGGTTGATTTGTGTACCAGTTTATGATAAAGTAGGTATAACAACATCACGCAAAGTTGAGGCAGTTGTTGATACTGTTTTCACTAAAGGTGAACCAGCAATTAGTATAGTAAGGAGTTAATTATGATTTATTATTAACACTATGCCACTTAAATTAGTGTCACACTAAAACTATTAATTGCAAACTTACATGATAGTATAATAATGTTCGATCTCAATCTTTTTTACAAAATGCACGAATCTACACTTGATCTATTCGAGAAATGTGCTATTGATCCCAATGATATTGAAGCATTGGCAGCATATTATGAGGTAACTTGTGATTATTATATGGCAGAGTTTGAAGGATTAGAGGAGTATGAATATGAGTAAAAATATACCTACAAAAGAATATATGGTTGACGGATGGGATAGATCTCCACATCTAGCAGTTCATCCATACCGTAGAGGATCACGCCACAATGTAATAGGAATGTGGGTAATGTGGTCTTACTATGTGTTAATAACTCTTATGATTGTTCGATTGATTATTGTACTAAACACATGAAAGATACCATACTATTTGGAGATTGTAGGGACACACTTTCTACACTAAATGATAAAGTGCAGATGTGTGTTACATCTCCACCTTATTATGGACTTCGCAATTATGGTGATGAAAGTAATCAAATAGGGCAAGAAGATACACCAGAAGAGTATATTCAAAATCTGGTAAGTGTGTTCCAAAGTGTAAAGAATGTACTGGCAGATGATGGTACATTGTGGTTGAATATGGGTGATAGTTATTATAACTATCGTCCTGGAAAAGGTCAAGCATTAGTTAAACAAACTGTGTCTGCTACTAAACAAGATTTACCAGACAAATGTGCAAGACGAGGTAATAAATTAGATGGACTAAAAGAGAAAGATTTGATTGGAATTCCTTGGATGTTAGCGTTTGCATTACGAGCAGATGGATGGTATTTAAGGCAGGATATTATATGGCATAAACCTAATCCAATGCCAGAAAGTGTGAAGGATAGATGTACTAAAGGTACAGGATTACAACCCCATTCTGGACTCACTAAATCATATCCAAAGAAGAATAAAAGGTCTGTTTGGAGTATAACTAACAAACCATATAAGGGTGCTCATTTTGCAACTTTCCCAAGAGATTTGGTTGAACCTTGTATATTAGCAGGGTCACGAGTTAATGATACTATTCTTGACCCATTTATGGGATCTGGAACTACTGCTATGGTTGCAAAATCATTAGGTAGGTATTACATAGGGTGTGAATTGCATGAGAGTTATGGTAACTTAATATATGACAGAACAGCACCCTATCATGCCAACCTTGAAAAATTCGTATGAGTGTGACAGTCATCAAAGTGAACACGTTTCTACCACAGACTCTCAAAATGATGTATTATATAAATGTTGAGAGATCACTAGGTTTCTAACTACTCTGACATTCATCTTAATTAGACTGAGTAAATCAGTTAGCATAGATGATAAAGCAGAGACATGATGTTAGATTAATTGACTACCCCTAGTCTCTCAATTTGTTGTTTATTCTTTACTACAATGTCCGTAGCAACTGACCAGAACGATCTATTTTTCCTATTGGAAAATGCAGAAACCAGCAACGAAGTCGTGGAGGCGATTGATGCTTACTTAGACGGTCAAGTTTCTTATGCTTAAATGACATATAGGGGCATTAATTTGCCCCATTTTTCTTTCTTTACTAACACAAATGTTAGATTACATTATTACAGATCAAGTCACAGATCGTCAAGTTGAAATAACATTTGATGAATACTGTGATATACAATTAGGACTCAAATGTGCTGCTGAAGTTTATACTGAAGCAGGTAATACTAAAAGAGCAAATGAGTTTAAATCTCTTTCTAATCTATTAACTTAATCCTTACAATCTTTCTATGAACGATTACGAACCAGACTTCAATTACGATCAAGATGATTACATTGAAGATGACATAATTAGTCAACTCAATGATACATCTATTCGTGACAATATCTCACCAGAGACACAACAACTCATTAACAATTTCAAAAGAAGATGACAACATCCTACTCACAATCCGCAAATCCAAATGCAACTAACAGCGAGTTAGATGCAAAGAAAATTGTTAAGAATGTCCAACTAACTTCTGCTCAAAGAGATCAACTAATTGAGCAATTTGTAGAGATACAAGTTGATAACATGGACACTCAGACTTTAGTTGAGTTTGTAACAGATTTACTCATAGATGACTATTCTAAGTTTACAGATAGTGAGTTAAAAGAGAGAATAGATGTATTCAATGATGATGAATTATATGATGAGTTAGTTGATAATGTAACTCAACAATATCCTAAACAAGTTAATAGTTTTGGACATTAGTGTTAGTATTTCTTAACATAAGTATAAATAATACATATATACTTTGTGACACATACATTACCATATAATTTAATACTTGACAATATCAAGTTAATCAATTAAAATAACTCTAACCTCGGTAATCATCATGTCCCAAACTATCACAAAGACAAAGGAATTAACACGCTATCGTGTTACTTTAGATGTAATGATTGATGAGAGTACTGGTTATCCACCGAGAGATTGGAACTGGTATAATTTACTCAGGTTAGAGCAAAGAGAGCATATAAATGATATTCATGTGGAGAATCTTGGGGAGTATGATGTATAATGGACGAACAACAATTCTTCACCCAAGTATTACATAGAGAGTACAATTACACTGATGATTCTAACATATTCTCGGAAGAGAATTATGATGATTTAGAGTTAGATAGTGTGATGATTGAGTCTTGGTAACTAACATATAGCAAGAGCAGAGTAAGAGTTAATTAGTGTGTGACACATATATAAGTGTCCACTAATCTCCTATTTTGCTCTTTTTTCATGTATTATTAAAGAGTGGGAGAAATCCTCACAAATTAAAACTTTACTTGGAGATCTTTATGACTCAAACACCAGTCAAATTTGAAGACGGAACAACACTTAAGGACAGAATTGCAGACTGGACTAATACTTATGCCGATACTATTACAGCAAATTATAAACTATATCATGTAAGATCATTGGAGTCAATGACATCAGAATACGCTAAAAAGCAGTTGGAAGATGTAAAGAATGGCACTGCTAATCTTATGAAGTTTGTAATAAGAACTGGCAAGAAGTATTATAAAATTATACAACAAGACTTCGATACTTTCAGAGATAGAAATGAATATAGAGATGGAAGTGTTCATGCCTTTGTTGATAAGAATACAGGTGAAGTTTATAAACCAGCAAGTTGGAAATCTCCAGCAAAACATGTAAGATATGATCTAAGATTAATCAAAGATCGTGTTAATTTACATGATCCTAAGTTTACAGGATGGGCAGGTGGTTATCTCTATATGAGATAATCATCCCCACAAATTGCAAACCTTATTTAACATTTTACATCATGTATAAAAGTGAACATTTTGGAAGAATCTTCTGGGTTGATGATGAAAACGATTTCAAATCATGCCCACTAAATGTAGATGGAACTGGTGATTTTACTTGTGAAGATTATGTATGTGAGTGGACAGATTGGGAGGGAGTTAATTATGAAACTCTCTTTAATATCCACCAGTCATGTGTACTTAACAAGAACAATTACGCAGGTTCATTAACAATCAACGGAGTCTAATATGAGAACAATTCATGTTACTAATGACGAACTATATGAGTTCGTTAAGTTATACGATACACTCAGAGATATGGACTTTGAGTTAACAGAAAATCAAACAAATGTGTTTGATAAAGTATTAACAATTACACACTTACCTGATTCTGTGGAGGACTAATTTAATGGCATTTTCACAAACTTACTACCCAAATCTTGACCCATTTGAACAACAATACAATGACATTTGGTTTATGAAAATGTTATCAATGTTGAAAGATGATGGGGTATTGTTTATACCTGACCTTAATAAATCATTCAACAAAAGAGGTGAAGAAGTATGCTAATTGATCTCACTAAAGATGAATTAAAGGAGATAGTTGAACTCATTTCAACTAACAATCAATACAATGATGATGAACAAGATGTTGAATATTGGGACGGAATTCTTAACAAATTAGTCCCAATACTTGATGCTTGTGAGTGTCAAGCACAAAAGCAAACTTCATCCCCTAATTAACAATGAACAAGACCAAAATTGCAATGACTGAAGAACAATGGGCAACTGTAATTGATGCAGTTAATGATAAGTATCCTGACAGTGATTGTCTGGACATTCTTATCAACAATGTTCGCTATTTTCCCTCTTTTCTAATAACTAATTAACATGATCTTACAACTAATTACTTATGGTGTAATTGCATTAATCATTGGTATTATCGCAATTACGTTAATATTCAACCATTACAATCCTCATCACTAATGAATAACTATTCAGAAGAAGATTACCCCAATTTGTATCAAGAAATCCTGAAGGATTACCACTGGACTTGGGGTAAGTTTAACCCGAACAATTACCCATCATTAGATGAAACAATTAAAGCAAATTGGAGGGATCACAATGACAACTAAGGTGAATAGATACACTAGGGCAGGTAATAACGGAAAGGTTATAATCTGTCCCGAATGTAATAACAAATCAACAGTATTTCACTTCAGTTGGAGTGCATTAGGATGCCCAAATTGCAAGTACATTGTTGATAAGTATGACTGGAAGATTGCAGGAGCAAACTAACATGAATTGGACACTAACTGACACCTATGAGTATCACTCACCAGATGCACATTACTGGAAGTTTGATACATTTGAACAGGCAAAGATTACAGGTGAAGAGTTAACATCAAGCATACAAACATTGTACTTGTGGAAGGAAACAATAGGGCAACCAATTAAGTGGATGAAGTTTACACATAATAGACCTAATCGTATCCCTTAAGTATAGAGATATGACAGTTAGCAAAGTGGCAACACGTCGCTTGATTTTTGCCCCATTTTATGAGAGGATAGTTATATAATCAAAGATTACCAATTTAATTACTATGTCATGCTTACAAAATGAATCAATTCTTGAAACTTTATTTGATGAAGTTTGCGAAGAATTTCCTAACAATAGCGAAGAGATTAATGCTGCTATTGCATATCAAAGATTTGAAGATCTCTGCCAATAATTAACAACAACTGTAAACCACTATTTTATTATT